ACCTTGTAATTGGAAGGCATGCCCGGCCTGGCCTCTATCTCGTCCAGATGGTCAAGCAGAGAAAGCATGAAGCCTTCCAGTTGTTCCAGCTTCTCCCGCTCCTGGGGGTACGTCTCCGCGTATTTCCTGTTAGTATCAATTTCATCATGCAACTCCATGACGATGTCTAAAACAGTCATGCTTCCTCTGGCGGCATCAACCAAATCGCCAAGAACAGACCAGGCGATATCTGACGCGTCCTCCTTCGCCTCCGGCAGGGCATCCTTCGGCAAAAAACTGCCTACCAGGGCCCGTTGCATCTCCTCTATAGCGGCAGTCTCCACCTCCCGGAACTTCCATGTCGCCTTGTCCTGCGCGAACTGGTTCAGATAACTCCGGTTCACCTTCGGATTCTCCGCAAAATACAGCCCCCAGCCATACGCCTGCGCTCCTTCCCCCTTGCCCATGAACGCCGTATCAAACTTCCGGAAAGAATGCGGGGAAGCATGCAGGGCGGCAATGGAAAACGTCACCCCCGGTTCCGTAATCACAGCGTTGCCCGCTTCAAAATGGCCGTCATGGAACAAACCCTGTTCCTGTGCCGAGGCAATGGAAAAAGAAACAATCGCCTCACCTGGGAACTCCAGCGTATCATTAAACGGCTTTGACTCTCTGCGCTCTCCATCCCACAGGATGCGTTTCTCCACATTCCGGCTCTCAATCTCACCAGCGGAACGCATATAGTCATCAAGGCTCCTACCTTCCTCCAGATTGCTCCCTCTGGCAAAGCCTTCAATATCCTGTATGGCGTGCTGAATCTCATGAAGAAGGGTGGAAAGCTGTGCCCCTATCGGCCCGATATGGGCCAGATTGATCGTAATGGAGCGTTCTTCGGAATCATAATAACCACGGGCTGAATCCTTTTTATTCTTGTACGCAAAAACATACATCTTCCGTAAAGAAGGATAAGCCTCATACAGCTCATCAAAATTCAGCACATCCTCAAGAAGCCCGCGCCATACGGGATTCTTCCTGTACCCCATTCCCCTGGACCACTCATCAAACATGCTTAAAAACGGAAAATTCTCCGGAGCTTTCAAGCTTGCCTGGCTCGCGTCAATCTCCGCCCGCAACTTGCCGTCATCCCTTCCGGCGAAAGCCTTATCGGCATACTTTCCCCAAGTGGCCGCATTCGGGCCTATCACGGAAAACGTAATATCCGGATTCTTCGGGTCATACGTCCCCCGGTTCTGCGTGGCGCTCTTCACCTGTACGGAATCAAAGGCCACATAATCCGTAGAAGCAGGGACATTCTCCTGATCATTGAGACCTGCATCCACGATATTCAAAGCAATCACCCCATCATGCCCACTCTCCTTTGCCTTACTGCACAAAGCGTTGATGTCGCCACCCTTTGAAGAATCAAGCCATGGCCTCCCTTCAAAATCCACCACCAGCGGATTCCGGATATTCATGAACAAGTCATAAATGCCGCCTTCTCTGTAAATCCCCCAGGAATAGCGCGGGTGGCGTTCATCATTCGGATCCAAAATCACCTCGTCTGCGTGGCCCCCGTAATAATCCGCAAAACTTACCGCTATCTCCCGGTTATCATTAGCGAATATCGTGCCTGCCGGGGCGCCGCTCTGCTGTCTCTGCTTGCCATCGTTAAAAGAAGTAAACCATTGATGGCTCCCATGATACACCACCCTCGGCTCCCCGTTCTCGTCCACCACCTTGGAAGCGTTCTGCGGGTCATGCTCCCAATCCCCAAACCAATTCTTAAACGCCGCCGTGCGCACGGAAAGCCACTGGTCTTCCGTCAAATTCGTATCTGCCCCGTTAGGAGCCTTCATGAACGTCCCGTCAGCGACCGCCTTCTTCCTGATGGACGCCTTTTCCTTCTCGACAAAAGAGCGGTAAGAAGATAGATTGCGAGTAGAAACCCCGGAGGCCGAGTAAGCGTCCCCCTGAATATCAGGATTGGGATAGGCGACTGAGACGCCTTTGGGGTTTTCTATTGTCAGCTCAAGAGTGTAAAGGAGTTTTTGATCTTCATTTTTAAGTGCAAGAGCCGTGACGTTTACGTCAAAACTCCCTATCCCCTCAATCTCCACTGTATTGAAGAAATGGTAAGCTCCGGCACGGGAGGGATCATCCTTGTACTCCTCTTCAAAACGACCATCTTCCGCATTCTCAAACAGTTCATGAATGCGGGTTGCCGCCGTGTAATGAATCTTGCGAGCCTCCTCCGCAGAAAACCCCACGGCTTTCAGATTGGCGACAGACATCTGGGCTTGTTGCGCCTTACCCACCGTCTTTCCAGACACGCGTGCCTCAATCACAGCCTGGATCCCCGTATTCTTATTAACGAACACCTTGCCCTGCAACGGCTTCAACCTTGCCCGCATCTCGGCGGCGGTAGTGATCACCTCCCCGGAAGGAATGGACACCAGGGAAAAATTCGTTGCGGGAGCCTCATCTTCCGCAGGGGCGGCCCCCCTCGCCAGCGCCGCGTCCAGCATCCGGCTCACATCCTGGGAAAGCTGCAACATCCCCGTATCGGCGGAAACCGCCTCCTGTTCCGGCGCCTCCAAAGGAAGAACGCCGTTCTCCCGGTCCACCTCCTCCCGCGTCTTCACCCCCAGCTCCACCATCACGGCGTCATTGGCCTCCTTAATCAAATCCTCATGCAGGCCAAAGTTCTGCCATCGGGCCCTCTGCGCCTTCAAATCCTTCACCACGGCCTCCAGAGCGGCGGCGTCCTTCACATCCACGCCATACTTTTTAGCCGTCTCCGGGCGTCTGCTCGCCCCGCTGATAGAAGAAATCTCCCTCGTCAGTTCGCTCACGCGGGCGGCGGCGTACTGCGCCAGCCTTGCGAAATACTCCTCCGCGTGGGAATTGCCGAACAAATCCGTCTCAAACGTCATCCCGGCCGCCTCCGCCAGCCCGCGGATGCGGTCCATATTCGCGGCCACCTGCATCACGGCAAAAGCCTGTTGCCAGCTCTTCCCCTCCATCAGGGCCCGCAGCCCGGCCCGCTGCACCTCGGTCTGATTGCGGAACGCCATCGCCACGCGCCAGGCGTCATCCGGGGAAACCAGCTCATTGCCCAGCGCGTCCAGCAAATCGGAACAGCCGTACATGCCCAACTCCACCCCGCGCCGGGACTGCCCCTTGCGGAAAATCCCCCTCTCCACAGCCTCCTCCTTCGTCAACCCTTTCTGGCTCACGTACCGGGCAATCTCAAACAGGGAAGCCTGCCCGTCCCGGATATTATTCTCCACGTCATGCGTCTGCGCCCAATCCAAATCAAACCCGGCCGCCTCATCATACACCGTGCAATTAATATCCTCATCCGTGCAGGCGTTAAAACGGTGCCGTCCGCTAATCACCTGTAACGAACCATCCTCCCGCCGCCACACGGAAATCGGCGCGGCGTTGCGCTGCCACGCCCCCACAATCGGATTCACCACCCCGGTCTGCTCATCCGCGCCCTGCTTAAACTGGGGCACATCCGGGCAAAGCGTCAGCTTATTTTTATCAATAAACCCAAGGCGCACCCCCTCCTGAACCTCAATAAACGCCCCGTTAAACACGCCTGACCCATCCGGCTCGCCCAGCGCCTCAACGCGGGCCTGCTCCCGCTCGCGCCGCGCCTCCTGCGCCTCCGGGGAATTCTCCGGCGCCCGCGCCTCATCCTCGGCCTCCTTCCTGCGCTCCTCATCCTCCTTCCTGCTCTCCGCCAGCTCATCCTCCAGCGTCCGGGCCTCCGTCGCCACGCCCGCGCCAAACATCGCGTCCAGCTCCGCCTGCGCTCTGGCGCGCTCCATGGACAACTCCATCAAATCCCCCTGCTGGTCCCGGTACAGGGCATTCCCCGCATCCAGCATCACCGCCAGCGCCTGCCTGACCGGCAGGGTAAACACTCCCTGTTCCTCCGCCTGGCGCACCATCTCGCCCAGCTGCACGCGCGCCTTGAAAGCCCCCAGGAACTTCACCAGGTGATTCAGCAGCTTCCGCAGCCAGGAGGGCAGGGAAGGATGATTCACCGCGTCCGCCAGCCAGCGGGAACGCCCGATCTTGGAAAAAGCCTCAATCGCGTCATGCCCCGTCACCGGCTTCCCGGCGTCCAGGTGAATAAACTGCATCTCCTCCCCCCGCGCCTCCGGGAACAACTCATTCATTGCCCTCTGCGCCTCCTGGAGCATCGCGCCGAACTCGCCCCAGGTCAAACCCTGCTCCGCCTGCCAGGAGATGACAGCCTGTTCCATCGTTTCCTCCATCAAATCCTCCACCGTCGCATTCCCGCGGGCATACCTCAACACCCGGCGGAACGTATCTCCCCGGCGGACCTTCGTCACATAAGCGTTGGAAAACGGGGCATCCATGGCCGGAACCTTGAACTCCGGGTTCCGGGCCTGTTCCGTCCTGATGCGTTCCTGGGCTTCCTCCCATGTCTTCACAAGAGTTCCCAGCGGAAGATGCTCGCTCAACGAAGCATCCATGCGGGCGGCGGCATCCTCATAACTCACCCCCTCCGCCTCCAGGGCGCGGATAGCGGCCATCGCCATATCCGCGCGGGCCTTCATCTGCCCCAGCGTCTCCGGGGCAATCACCACCCGTTCGGCTCCGGTCTTCTCATCCGTCACTGTGCGCGTGATCACCTCCGCCGCGTCAAAACGCCCCTGGGCCAGGGCCTGGTTCACCGTCACGTCCCCGGCCAGCAAATGCTGCGTGTAAAGGATGTCACTCTCCATCTGCTCGCTCACAAACGCCTGTAAATAAGCCGTCATCTGCTCGCCGTCCATCAGCGTGTAAGAGGGTTGATTGCTTTCCTCCTGCTGGCCGGTGGTGGCAGTGGAATCCTCCCGCTTCGCTTTCGTGCTGCGCGCCGGAGCATACACACGGAACATCCCCTCCTGTTCCGCCGGCTCCACCCGCGGCACCATGCCGGCATCCTCGGCAGCCCGCCACGCGTCCAGCTCCCGCAAAGACTCAATGCGCTCCCCGGAAAGGCGTTCTCCGGCAGCCGCGCTCGCCCGCTCCAGGGAAGACTGCGGATCCTCCATCCAGGAATCATGCAAATTGGCAAGGGCCTTATTCAAAAAACCTTCGGCGGTCTTTTCCTCCCTGGCCTCCAGATACCCCTGGGCCGTGCCTCCCAACGCTTCATAATTCTTCAGGGAAAGCCTGAACTCCCTGGCGGCCCGGCTCAACTGGGAATAATTCAATCCGGACAATCCAAAACTGAACGCCAGCAGGGCAAGCCCCTGTTCCCCGGAAGTCATCTGGGAAAGCTCACTGGCGTATTGATCCCATGTCTGCTTGCCGCGCTCATCATCCAGCAGGGGATTGATGGCCGATCTCATTAAATAGCCGGCCGTGGGTTCCAAAATGCCTTCTTCCACCGTCCCGGCCACCCCTTGCAGCGCATACTGGGCCGCCGGACTGCCGGAAACCTGCGCCCTCACTCCGGCCCCCTTCTTGGTTCGGAGCAGCTTTCGGACTCCCTTGTAAAGAGGCGTTGCCCTGAACAACCCGTGAAACCCGATCATTTCCTCCGCCGCGTCCGCCGCCCCGAACCAGAAAGCGCGCTTCTCAATCTCGTCCACGTCCAGCCCCAGCATGTACCCTTCTTCACGCCGCCTTTGCATGGACGTATTCAGGCCAATGAGCGGTCCGGCGTAAGGAAGAAACCAGGGCGCCGTGTCCCCCGTCATGCTGCCCAGGTGGTAGCCCACCTTGCTTAAAGAGGAAGCCTCGTCGCTGGAAAAGTAATCATCTTCCCCTCCCTCAAGAGCGGTAGTCAGGGCGGAAAAAATCCTGCTGCGCTTTTGCTGCAATTCGCGGCGCTCCTGCTCATGGACTCCTGCCAACTCAAAAGCTTCCGCGTCGGACAGTCCCATCTGCCGGGCCTTGGCAACGGATACCTGTAAAGCCGCCGCTTTCATTCGGGCATCCTCATGGGAACGCATATTCTGCAACGCCCTTTCCAGGGAACGCTTCGTCTTCACCCCAGCCACCTTGCCGGTCATGAACAAGCCGGAAGCCATCTTAGCGTTCTGAATCGGCTGACCTGCCACGGCCATCACCCATGGATTGGAATTCTCCATCACCTCCTGGTATGCCTCATCCGCCCTCTTTTCCGCGTCGCCCATGCCCAGCCGGTCATGGGCCGTGCTCCTGGATCTGTTTCTCAACAAATTGCAAAGCATCATCAAGGCATCGTCATCATTCCCGATGATGCCAAACAAATCATCGGCAATGTCATCATGATACAGCCTGGAATCCTGCTCAAACGCTTCCATGAGGCGTACTCCGCGCCTGGCCTTCTCCATGCTCGCCACACTCACCCCGGCATGAAACAACGCCATTCGCTCATCGGCGGAAAGAGAATCCTGCTCTCCGCTCACGTAGCGGCTCACCACTCCATTAAGATCGCTGATCCTGCGTTCACGCTCCACGCGCTGGCGGTCTTCCCTCTCCACAATATCCTTGCCGCGTTCCGCAAAGTCCTTCCACACCTGTTCCGGGGAGACAATGCCCTTGCCCCACAAATCATGAGTATTCTTGTAAATCTGAAATCCAACATCTCTATCTCCATCTCCCAGAACTTCTTCCAACCACATACCCAGCATATAGGAACGATCTTCCTCATTAGCTGATTCAAGGCGGGAAACAGCATCTTCGCCCCAACGTTCAGCAATACGCTTCAACGCTTCCTGATCGTTTCTGCCTGCGCGCAGCAGGTTCATGACCATGTTCTGCCGGTCGCGCGCCTGTTCTCGTTTCCGTTCCTCCACACCCTTCATTAACATGGACCCCTTGCGGCGCACGGAATCCATATCCCCCAACTGGGGATTGAAGGATTCGGAACCTTCTTCCTCCGCCGCTTCGGCATCCAGGGAAACCCCGGCTTCAAGACCGGCGCGTTCTTCCAGCCCATTCAATCCGCCGTCGTCAAGCATCTGGACATCCTGCCGCCATTCGTCAACCAGCTTTGGAGAATCCGCCTTCGCCTGTTCCTGCGCCGGCGTCATCTCCGGCAGGTGAAATCCGGTGGCAGCCTCGACCTCCGGCATGGAAGAGGAAGAGAGGTCCAGAGGCATGTCCGCAGCGGCGGCCCCATCAAAGGAAAAATTGTCGTTCATAGTGAAAAATATTTATAATATGTTCAATGTTAAAATGATTTGTAATACTTGCTTACGCCGTTGACCCAATGCTTATTCAATCCGCGTGGATCATTCCCGGCTCCTGCCGGAGCGTACTTCCCGCCAATGGCGGCAATCGTCGTCAACCCCTGGTCCAGATAATGCTTCCTCAACAGGCGGGCGGCGTAATTAATGCTCTCTTCCACGGAGGAAAAAGCGCGCGGTCCCCCTCCATTCGGGCTGATGCCCATGGCGTTATTCTTGCGCAGGAAAGCGGCGCTCGTTCCCTTGCCGGTCTCGTGCATGGCAATAGCCATCAACAGCTTCGGATCCACGCCGTACTTCCTTCCCGCATCATAAAAAGCCTGGCTGTACTGTCCCAGCCCCCCCAGCTTGGCGGCAGGCACCCTGGACTCTCCGGCATCCTGCTTCCAATCCTGGCTTCCCGGATATTCCTTTTTGAAAAACTCCCTCATTTCCGGGCTGGCAGGGGAAATCGTCACATTCGTATCCATCTTGGAAGAAAACGTCATCCGCAGCTTGCTGGCGCCGGACAGGGTAAGCTGGGGGGAACTCCCTCTGGTGTAGCCCACCACGGGCAGGGGCTTCCCGCGGCGGGAAGAAGAGGAAGAAGGAACCAGGGCGGCCAGTCCGGAAACGTCGTCGCCAAACCGCTGCCTCATGCTCTCCGGCAGAAGAATGCCGGCGGGCGCGTTCGTATTCACGGTATCTACGGAAACCATGGCAGGGAACGTAACCGGCTTGCGCAACATATCCTTCCGGCGCAGCGTCTACTTCTCCCCTTCACTCAATAATTTGGGGCCAGCATTAAGCCGTTCGTCGTCCTCCATCTTCCATGTTGTAGAGACTCTTTGTCTTTCTTCATCCAATGTATGCCCGTATTTAACCGTCATCAAATCGGGCCGACCTGTTACATTTCTCAAGATCGCTTCAAGCATATCCTCCTGAATAGCAGAGGAAGGATCCTTATCATTATGACTGCTCTTATACCCTTCGAACCACGCCTCAAACCTTTCGCGCACAACCTTTTCGGTATTGGCAGCAAGATTTTTCTCAAGAGAAGCCAGACGCTCCTTCTTGTCTTTTTTCATCCATTCATCCTTGCTTTCGGCATTTTGACCGGAAGCTATAGCACTTTGCTTGTATAAAGCATAAGCCGCTTCGGATTCCTTGTGCATCATTCCCACTGAATTATTATAATCACTCTGCCTGTACAGCTTCATGCCGCTCATGTTCTGGAAACGATCACTCACTTTAAGCATCGGAACATCTGATTTTCTCCCCGCCCACTTATCCATGCGGTTCAAAATGTCTTTCTGGAACTCGGCTGACTTCGCGTAACGCTTGCACAGAAGGATCACATTTTCCTTCTTGCTCGCCAAATCCGGCCCTTCTTCTCCAGCCCTCACCATATCCGCAACCCGGTAAATGAAAGAATCAATCTGCGGAGCGCAGGCGCTGTAATCCCCGTCGCGCTCATAAACCGCATGAAACCCCAATTCTTCCTGATAGACGGGACCGGACAGCAAAGCATTCGTCACGGCCTGCCTGTCGTTCTTTGACTTAGGACGGGAAGCCGTCTGCTCGACTACCTCCGTAAGCCTGTTGTCGTCCTGGCGCCGCAAAGAACGCATCATCTCATCCTGTTCGGCAGCGGAAAAATACCCGTCCAGCTCCCCGCGGTTAATCATATCGGCGGCAAGATCCGGGTTAGTCGCGGCCAGGTTCTCAAAATGATGGCGGGAAGCCATCTTCTTCCCTCTAAACAACAACAAATTTCCTTTAGCAGAATCAATAGCTCCTGCTCTTACACCTTCATGAACAAGATCTTCATACCAGCCCCAATTATTCGTTTCTTCGGCCAGTTTCAAACTGGAATTCAAGGCCGTTTCCTGCTTCTTCCTCGCCAC